GTGGGGTTAAATACCAAGATGTAGATGACAAAGCTGGTAATGGCTTTACCATAGTTTTACAAAAGTTATAGAGGATAGTTATTTAATAATTCATTGATAGAAATATCATAATGGAGACAATATGTTTTATGTCTGTCTAAAAAACGAAAAACTTACAAGGGGTATACCTTTAAACATAAGGAAATATTATGCTAGATACTAAAGTACTCTTAAATATTTTGTATTATAATGGTTCTTATACTAGCTATAAAACAAAATTAGGTCAGTGTGGACGAGACACTATGAATATTACCTTATCCGATACTGATGAGATTTTAATCGGATATCACAAACCTATTAAATATCTTTATTTTGATTTAACTACTCCTAATACAAATTCTTCATCTATTTCTGTGGAATACTACAATGGTTCTACTTGGGTAGAATTAGATATAATTGATGATACTAATGATTTAGAGAGATCAGGGTTTATTCAATGGGAAGAATTAGATGGTAGTCTACAAAAAGAGTCTACAATTAATTTAGTCACAAATTACTGGATAAAAATAAAAACAGATACTACTCACACAGCATCTGTTTGGAATTTTATTGGACTAATTTTCTGCACAAACCAAGATCTTCTTCTAGAGAACCCTTATATCTTAGACACCAATCTATTGATGGGAGAGATAGACCATTTAAAACATATAATAGCTTCACGTAATGAAATAGTTCAGTCATATAGTAACAAAGGTTATGAGAAGTATAACGCCTCTTTAGAAGCTCAACGTATAACCCTTTGGGATATGTTGGACATCGAAGAATTCAAACAGGGAGCAATATTTTTAGCTCTTAGTAAAATTTATTTTAATTTGTCTGATAAAGATGAAGATACATGGTTAAAGAAATCTGAATCATATAGACAAAGATACTTAGATCAGATTGACCTGTATTATAGCACACTAGATACAAACGATAATGGGATAACTGGTAATTCCGAGAGGATGGCAGTAGCCAACACCAAAACCATTTCAAGGTAATAGATATGTCGAATGAAATAGCAACATTAGTTACAGGATTAGAAACTAGAGTCTTAGCAGTGCTAGGTTCTGGATATACTGAACTAGGATTTGTAGTTGACGTATCAGACAATTCCTTTAAGGGATCTGAAACTAGGTATGGTGTCCTTGCTGGGGATATAAGCCAAGTTGAGAGTTCTGGAGGGGTATTGGGGAGTTATACGGTAGTACAAGATTTTACTATTAAGATAACCAATAGATGGGCTACTTCTCAGGCTGGTGATAGTAGCAAAAGGGATACAATGGTAGTTTTGTTAGATAAGACTCTTCTTATTTATAAAGATATTATCAATAATAAAGCAGGTAGTCCAACATTAGTGTTGAACGTACTGGATGGGATGACTACAGACAGTACCTTTCACGATGATGATTATGTTGCAGAAGCAACCATGAACATACAACTATTATATAGAAAAACATTATAACCACGGGGGTGGATTATCGGATATTCAATCAAAAACAATATAAAAATAGCAATTAAAGAAGAAGATACGGAAGGAACTTTTGTTGCACCAACTGCTGGATCGGATTTTATCCAAGTTTTAGCTGATGGCGCATCTATGGATCCAGCAAAAGAATTGCTTGAAAGAGATCTACTTGGCGGTGGACTTTCTAAAGCAACCCCTAGAACAGGTCTATGGTCTGTTACAGGAACAATTTCTGTTGAGGCGAAAGCTCATGGAACAGAAGGAACAGCTCCAGAATATGGTCTTCTAATGGAAGGAACACTAGGTAATACTAGATCTGTAGTAACAAAAACAACAAGTGACACTGAAGGTGGAACTTATTCTGACACAGTTTTATGTTTGGATGCAGTAGATGCTTCAGGATATACTGCTGGCGATATAATTGTTATAAAAAGAGCAGGAGAGTATCACATTTCTCCAATAACTAATGTAGCTACTAATGAAGTAACTATTTTAGTTGCTGATCCTGCAGGCGCATTTGTAGACGGGCTTGCTATTGCAGCACTCACTACTTATTATCCTGGCGATGAAGATCACAAAGCTATCTCAGTATCTAGATATATCGAGGACGCAATTGTTGAAAAATCTGTAGGTTCTAAAATGGTATCTATGGCAATGTCAGGTTTTGAAACTGGAGCAATGGCTAAGTTTGAATTTGGATTTGAAGGACTTTATCCTGATAGAGAAGTATCAGCTATAGGCTATACTCCTTCATTTGATTCAGCACTTCCTCCAATTATTCTATCAGCTTGTATTTATCAAGATGGCGTAGCTCTTCCTGTTAACTCTGTAGGATTTTCTGTAGAGAATGAATTAGGAAAAATTACTTCAACTTGTGCTGCTAAAGGTACTATCTCAAGTAGAGTTACTGGTAGAGGAATCACTGGAACAATTGATCCTTACAAGCAGAATGATGATATTGCCCAGTGGGAAAAGTTTGAAGATGGCGATGAATATAGTATCTTTGGATACGCTAAAGTTCCTACGGGAGTAACCGGCGAATATGGAGATGTTTTTGCTTTCTATATGCCTTACTGTTTATCAACAGAACTAGGTGAGGGAGATCAGGACGGAATTTTGAAAGATTCTATTACCTTTAATGCAGGCGGCGGAAGCAACCAGGACGAAGAAATTTTTATTTCTTTTATTTAATATAACTTAGGGGGGAGTAATCTCCCCTGATTTACTAATATAAATTTCATATAAGGAGACCATATGAAGATTTTTAAAACGACAGATGAAATTGCGATTAAGATTGATGATGTGACAGTGATTGTATCCCCCCTGAACTATGAGCAAAAAGTAGAGATTCAAGAATTTATGCTTTTAGCTGCTAAGGGAGATACTGAAGGGATTAAAGCGGGGATGACAGGAGCTAGATTAGCTGTGAAATATGCAGTTAAAAGAGTTGAAAATGTCACCAATGTAGATGGTACTGAGTATAAAGTGAAGTTGAAAAACGGAGTATTGAGCGATGAAACGGTTAATGAGCTTTGTAATTGTGAGATCACGGATAAGTTATACATTGTTTCTTGTCAGCTTCTTGTTAGTATTCCTAAGCAATTCATTGATCCAGTAACTAAGTTACCTATGAAGGGAGTAAGCTTCTCAAAAAACTTGAAGAGGGCGAAGAAAAAGAAATAATCTTCGTCCGTTATATAAGTGAATTTTGGGAATATGTAGTTTGGAAAATTATGGATATTAGCTCTTTGAGCTTACATGACATAGTTACCACAAAGGCAAACTTCGAATATGTATATAGATTAAGGTGTGACTATTTAATAGAAGAACATATTAAGAAGGGTTACACTAGAGAAGTTGCAGAGAAGACGGTACGACTTGAAAATAGTTGTAATAAGATTTCCGAGACACCGATTTATGTAATTGACAATATTGATTTCTACACCTGTCCTTGTAACTTCCGAAATAGAAAATTCAATTTCTTATTAACTGCTTTAGCGGCATATGAGAATGGAGTTTTACCCTATCCAGGAAGCTTATCCGAGCAACCTGCCAAAGCGATGGAAGCCCTAATACTTCTGAGCAACCTAAAAGAAGAATACAAAATTGAGCAACAGAACAAAGCTCAGCAGGCACAACCTAGGAAATAATTATGGACGGAGTAGTACTCGATTTTAAACTCGAAGCAAAAACAGCTAATAAACAGTTAAAAGAACTAAATGCAAATGTGAAGAAAGTGGGGGAACAAGTATCTACCACAAGACTGGCGATAGCTAATGCTTTTGGTTCTGCCATTGTAGGAAGTATAAAAGCAGTGACAGGTGCTATAGTTTCATCTATTGGTTCAATTGCATCTAAGACTATTGAACTGGAACAGCTTACAACACAATTTGAAGTATTAACTAATTCAACGGAGGATGCTAAAAAGATCATGTCTGATCTTCAGAAGTTTGCGGCATCCACCCCTTTTCAATTACCGGGGATCGCTAAAGTATCTGCTCAGTTACTAGCTTTCGGTTTTAACCAAGATCAGTTAATACCAAAATTAAAAGAATTGGGAGATGTGGCAGCAGCTTCAGGTTCCGATTTAGCAGATATTGGTTTAATTTTTGGACAAATTTCAGCGGCTGGAAAATTAACCGGTGAAAGATTATTACAAATACAAGAAAGAGGAATTCCAATTGGTCCTGCCCTAGCTAAAACTATGGGAGTAGCAGAGACAGCTATTAAGGATTTAGTATCAAAGGGTGCAGTAGACTTTGCCACCTTTGAGCAAGCTTTTGGTTCATTAAATAAAGTTGGTGGGTTCGCTTTCAAAGGTATGATCAAACAATCAAAAACCTTGGGTGGGGTGTTATCCACTCTGGGAGATAACTTTTCTTTATTACAAACTGAAATAGGAACAGAATTTTTACCTATAGCTAAACAATTAGGTGTAGCCTTAATCACTCTTATTCAAAATAATTTAGAGCTTATAAAATCTTTAGCAAGGTTAATGGCAGATGGTATTAAAGTAGTTATTGATGGGTTTATTACATTAGGTAAACACCTTTATGATAATGCTGCTATCTATAAACCCATAGCGGTGGGGATAGGGATAGTTGGTCTTGCCTTAGTAGCCTTAGGAGTAAAAGCTATAATAGCTTCTATTTCCTTCACTACTTTAGCTACAACGGCTGCGGCAGCGTGGATAGCTATCACGGGTCCTGTAGGATTGGTAATATTAGCAATCGCAGCAGTTGGTGCTGCAGCTTATGCCTTGTGGGAAAACTGGGATCAGGTTGTAGCTTGGATAACAACTAAAGCTCATGAAATGGCAGCAACATTCAAAGATGTCGCTGCTAAAATTTTAGAAACTATATCTCCTATAGAGCCTGCCTTTAGATTAGTCTTTTCATCTTTAATTAAGATTTGGGCTTATACTACGGGCACTATTATACAAGGAGCAATTGATGTTGCAGGAGTTCTAGGTGGGGTATTTGGTCTAAAGTTACCAGATTCCATTAAGAATTTTAAAAGTAATCTTTTAGAATCTGCAGAAGCTATGAAAAATGGTGGAGGAACTGCTGAAAAACTAGCTAAGTCTTTAAGAGAAGGGGCGCAAGCTTCTAGAGATTCTGCTACAGCAGTGAAAGTGGCATCAGTAGCTATTGAAGAGAATACTAAAAAGACCAATAAAAATGCTGCATCAAAGAAAACCGCAGCCGACCAACAAAGAAAAATAGAGCTTAAAGCTGAAGAAGATAGAAAAAAGATAGATGCAGATCTAAAAGCACTTAAAGATGCACAGAAACTAATAGAAGCAGAAGAAAAGTTAGTTGTTCAAAAATTAGAAGATGCTGAAGCAGAAGCAAAACTTACAAAGATTCAAGACCTTCATACTAGAGAACAAGAAATAAAAATTCAGGCTGCTAAAAATGTTGGAGCTTCAGCAAAAGAGTTAGAGATATTAAAAACTAAATTTGAAATTGATAATTCTAAAACTAGATTGGCAAATGCTAGAAAAGAAACTAAAGAAAAACGAAAGATTGCAAACCAGCAAGTTGCGAACTATAGACAAGGTAGAGTGGCAGAAGTTAAGTGGGAGAAGTTAACTTTAGAACAAAAAAAAGGATACGTGGTTCAGAGTCTAACTTCTCTAAGTAATCTACAAAATAGTTCAAATAAAGCAGCATTTGCTGTCGGAAAAAGTGCTGCTATTGCAAATGCAATAATAACTACATATCAAGGAGCAACCGCTGCCTATACAGCAATGGTAGGAATCCCATTTGTAGGTCCAGTTTTAGCTGCAATAGCGGCTGCAACGGCTGTCGCCGGTGGACTTGCTAATGTATCTAAGATCAGAGCACAGAAACCTCCAGCAGCTTCTACGTTCGCTACAGGTGGTGTTGTAACTGGACCGGGCACATCTACTTCTGATTCAATACCTGCTTTCTTATCAAATAATGAAACTGTTTTAAATGGAAGACAACAAGCAAACACTCTGATGGCTATTGCAGAGGGTGGAAATAACAATAATAATGACGGTCTATTAAATGCCATTCATGGGTTAGGAGATAGAATTGCTAACATGGAAATAGTTTTACAAACATCAGATTATGAAATTGGACGATCGGTTCAGAGAAGTTTGGATGATGGTTTAACCTTTTCAAATTCATAATAAAAGATAGGAGATAAAAAATGTCAACTAACCATATATTTGGAACCGATAATTTAATTGATGACGCTACTTTGAGTATTCTCACAGGCACTGCTAACACTCAATATCCTCTGTCTAATCTTAAGATTCCCATCACAAGCAAGGTATTTAGAAGTACTGGAGCTACGGTAGAGATACTGGTAGATACTGGGGCATCTAATCCTGTTAATGGATTCATGCTTGTGGGGGACAATGTGGTAGGATTGGGACTAGATACAGTAAGTATTTATGGATCGACTACAACAGGTTTTGGCGGAGCTGACGAGATAGAGATAGATCTCAATGAAGACAATAATTTTGGGTTTAAAGTTTTAACAGAAGTCACCTTCAGATACTGGAAAATTGTGCTAGATAGCACCGTTTATTGCGAATTAAGTAATATATATCTAGGTAAAACAACTTCTATAACTACAAATGCAATAGCTTTAGGAAGTTTTAAGTACAGTAAGGTTCAAAATGCAAATATAACAACTAACAACTATGGGAATAAGTTTATCACAACTTATAATACTCAGAAGAAGTTACAGGGGTCAATAAAACTATTAAATGAAACGGAATATAATACACTTAGGGATATACGAGATGATTATAAAAAGACAACTCCAATGTTTTTTATAACAGATCCTGATAATTACTTAGGCACTAATAGTAAGTTTATTTATTCTGGATATTTTTATTTTACAAGTGATGCACTTTTCACAAATACTCACCCCGGTTTATGGAGTAGTTCCTTAAGCCTATTAGAAGTTTCATAGAGGGTACTGATGACTAAAACATATGAAGAATACATTGCGGAAACAGTAAGTGAAAAAATAGTATTAGCTCATATCCATGCTAAGTGGAGAGCTTTTAGTTTTGATGTTTATGTTGGAGATGATTTAATTCATCAAAAAGTAATGGATAACTTTGTCTCAGATGTTACTCAAGACGATGTAGAACTCACTTTAGTGGCAAATGCAGCATCAGTTGTGGAAAATACTTATTATTTTAACCCTACAACTAATATTTTATATGTTTATTCTGAAGATATATATTCAGCCAAAGTAATAGTAACCTTTAGACTGTTCTTTAGTAATGCCCCTGTCTCTTTATCCTTTGATTTAACAGACGGCGGTGAGCAGGTTTATTATGAACCTAGAATAGAATCTACTTCTGGAATAAGTATTCAAATATCAGAAGAGCTAAAGGGAGTCGCACTTATAGGTACCTCTAAGATTGTTATTAAAAACTCTGATGGTTATCTTAATTCAATTTTTGATAAATATATTTGGGAGAATAAAGAAGTTATTATTTATTCTTATAATAGAGATATAGCTCCTTCTTCAGCATCAGTTATCTACCGTGGATTAGTAAATACTAAGAAAAACAATGATAAAACTGTTACTTTTAACTTAAAAGACTACTTAAAAATACTCGATATAACTCCTGCTACAGGCAGATTTAGTTCTAGTGACAGTGTAATCGAAGATGTTGAAGGAGTCTATAAGAGGCGTATATTTGGACGTGTAGATGGTATGCAACTACAGAGCATAACTATGAGTGGAACAAGAGTTCCTTTGACTGGAACTTTTGCTGGAAACTCAGGATCAGCTACCGTTACAGGTACAGGTACAGATTTTTTAAATGAGTTGACTCCCGAAGATAAAGTTTTTGTGGGAGACCTAGAATTCAGTGTAGACTCTATAGCATCAGATGTTTCTTTAACTATAGGTGATGATTTAACAAGTAGTTTTGCTTCTGCATCTGGTTATGCTGAATTAAGTACTCCTTACCACGGTTTTAATAGAGAGTGGTTTATAAGCCCCAACGCTTTATCAGAACCTACTTCTAAAATTACAGACATCACTTCAACTTTAAAGTTTACTGTTACAGATGTAACTAAATTTTTAGTGGGAGACACAGTAACCCTTGATACCTCTCCGGTGCAGACTAGAGTTATTTCAAGAATTGTAAGTTCCGATAATTCGATCTATTTAACTACTGCTTTAGATACTCTCCCAACCACAGCTAATTATTTAACTAGAGCACCAGTTCAAAACGTATATTACAATAAAAGATTAGTTTCTCCTACCTATTACTCTATTACAAATAGTGCTAGTGGATGTGGACTAACCTTTTCTGATAACTTTGAAAAAGACTTTGCCATAGTAAGTAATGTAAATTCTAAAACTTATGAAATGGATGCATCTGAAAACATCATATATTATGATACAAAATCAACAGAACAACCTGAGATTAATGTAGCACCTAGAGACTGGGTAAGTTTTGATGGAGCAGACTACTTTGAAGTTTTAGCTTTAGATGAAGATGGTTTAATCTTAACTAGAACAGATAATGGAGTAGGAGCTAAATCAGCAGCTCTAAAGTTAAAGAAAACTAACAACCTAAATGATGACTCTATCGTTTCCATTGATATTTATGGTGAAACAACTGAAGGAACTACATCAGGAGTTTGGATTAGAAATACTCCACAATTATATAAGAAAATAATAACAGAATTTGGATATAGTTCTTTTATCAATAGTGCTTCATTTGATAATTCTGATGAAAATTCAATAATAGGAATAGTTACACCACTAGATTTTAGTAAATCCAGTGAAACTTTTAAAGCTATTATTGATAGACTAGGTGAGAGTACTCACTCTGTATTGACGGTAGATAAAGATTTAAAATTAAAATATGTGAGTCTAAACACTGATATTGATTATGATAATCTTATTACTATCGGAAATTATGATATTATCTCTTGGAGTAGTGATTTAAGTACTCCCAAACTATACTCAGATCATAACACTGAATATAAATTTAAAGAAATTAATTATCTCACAGAAGAAAGTACTAACAGTGTTTACGAATTTGAAAATGAATTTGTCGATGATTACGTAGGGGTAGACAGAATTAAAAATAGTTCTTTTTATCTCTATGATAGTAATGAAGTAAAGTATCTAACCCAACAGGATTCTTTTTTAAATAGTTTAAGCTCGGGAGTGTATAAAATAAAATCTGATTTAAAGTATGTAAATTTAGAAATTGGAGAAATAATAAAACTTGATTTCTTAAATGTATCTACAAGACTAGGAATTATACTTGCGATAAGTAAAAAAGATAACAGCGTAGAAATAACCATTAGTGACTTAGGAAATATTTTTTCACGAAGATGTGTAATCGCTCCTGATTCCGCTCCCGATTACTCTAGTGCTACTGTTGATGAAAAATTAATATATGGATATATAACTGAAAATAATGGTTTATTAAGTGGTGATGAAGATACTAACAACAAAAATTTAATATTTTAAAGGAGAATATATGGCTTTTACAAGTTTAACCGAATCCGAAGTCGAAGGGGGAAAAGCTCTTAAAACGGGAGTTATGGATACTATCCGTACAAATATGGACGATCTAGATTCTAGAATTTCCAGTGGTGGGGGTTCTGTAGTTATATTTAATGAGTTAATAAACCCAAAAGAAGATCCCATAGGTAACTTAATGTGGTCAGACCTTGCTGAAGCAGACTTCCAAGCAGCTTTTGGTGATGGCTGGGATGTTGTTACTGATGACCTTCACTTCCTTATGAACAAAGGTAGTGCTGCGACAGATGAAGATAGCACAGCTATTGCAGCAGCAGATACTTTAGCTACTAGAACTAAAATTCCACAGGTATCAGCCTTCAGTACATCAAATCCTGGAGATCACTCTCATGTCACAGGAGTAAAAGGAA